GATATCAGATGCAGAAGAATCTGCTCCGATTAAATTTACAATTTCTTCCATGAAAATTTAATATATCTATATTTGTTATTTATATCTCAGCAGCTTTACCATCTGCATCAACAATTCCACCGTCAATTTCTGGTTCCATCGGCACATCACCCATCATACCCTGCTCTCCTTCTTGAGGTAATGGTTCTCCTGTAATAGGATCTACTGAACTTGGATCTGGAATAATTCCATCTTTAATTTCTTGTTCAATCTGATCATCCATCTCAATCATTTCAGCATCTGTCTGACGAAGAACCTTTCTACGTACCCATTCGGTGGAATAATACTTTCCAATATAAGGTTCAATCGTTGCGAGAACACCAAGACGTTCATTCAACATTTCAGTTTCTTTAAGTTCTGCAAACTGATTATCATATAAGAAATCATATTGAATGTGATCACTGATTCTTTCCCAATCTTCTGGTGATACAATATTTTTAAGAATGAGTTGAGTTTTAAGCATATCATTAAACATTTGAGCAAATCTCTTTCTCAAACGTCCAACAAACTTGGCAAACTTAAGTTCATCTCTTAAAATTTCAGAAGAACGTCCGAGATTGAAACCTCCATCTGCAGCAATCCTGGATTCAGGAACCCCAAGTGCTCTATAAAGTTTCTTTTGGAAATATTCAATATCAGCAAGTTCTCCGAGATTTTGTCCACCTGGAAGTGTTGAGATTTCAGTTCCTCTACCACCTTCTCTTCTTGGAAGCCAAAAATCTTCCATCATACTCATAAATTTTCTATCATCACGAACTTCACCAGTATTTGCATCATATACTAGTTTATTGCGATAACGCATCATAACATCACGAAGATATTGTTCTGCCTTTACTTTAGGAAGATTGCCAACGTCAATATAGAAAATTCTACGTTCTGGTGCTCTACTCAAACGATAGATTACCAAAGAGTCCTCAATCATACGAAGTTGATTAAGTGCCTTGATTGCTTTATGTAGATAAGAAAGAACGGAACCCTTATTTCTATCTACAAGACCTGAAGTGCAATATGTAATTGCATCTTTTGCAATTTTTGTACCCTTATTACCCCCACTAGATAAATTGCCTGTCGGATAGTTGGGTTTTGGTGTGTAAATAAAATACTCTTCAATTTCAGGAGCAATTCCGTTAGTTGTTTCATTACGTCCAGGAATATTTGGACCTATAATATTTTTGTCCCTCTTTTTTTCTTGACGAACAAATTTCATTTTCATTGGATCAATATACCTCAGTTCTTTAATTCCTTCCTGAGGTTTTTTTAGATCAATTACTTTATGATAATAGATTCTGCCATCAATATACCAATTTCTGAATATTTCGTGTGACTTATTATCAAAATCTAATATTTCTTTAATATATTTAAATTCATCTCTAATTGCTTTTTTTAACTTGTCTGTTGCGTTTAAATTGGATAATTCAATTTCTATTGGAGAATCGTAAAGGTCACTTACGATTGCTTCATTAACAACATCTTCAATTGCCCCATCACACTCTGGATGGAGAGACATTTCTCTATATCTTCTTATTAAATCAAATTCTGTTCTATATTGACCTTCAATATCTACATACGAACCATAAAATCCACTACTAATATAATTGTCAACCCCGTCCTCATTATTTTGAGGAACGGGGGAAACTATATCTTTGGATTTTTTTTCTGTATCCTCAATAGAAAAACCGAAAAGTTTTGCCATAGTATAAACTGACTAGACTGTTATTTTACTATTTAGCTAATGTTTTCACCACCAGCATCGGAAGTTCTTCCCTTATATGCTTCCCAGTAATGAACTTGCATTTCTACTGTAAACTCTTGGATAGTATCAGTAGTTTCATAGCTCAAATCAATAGATGAGATGTTTGTTGGGAAAACATCCTTAAACACATAACTTCTAAGAGTTTCTCCAGTACGATCAAGTTGATGTACTTTAGCATCTACTTGATAATTTGCAGGATCAGTTTCTCCAGTTCCATTATCGAGTTTGTTAATGTAGTTCATCCACTTTTCAAAAGCAGATCTAATATTGAAAGATGTGTCATTGAGAACTGTAATAGTCCAGGTCTCGAATGTTCTATCACCAGCAATTTTTAAAATTCTTCCCCTGAAAGGAATGTCAATTGGTGCTACTGTTGATGCTGGAAGTGCTGCTGCCTTTACCAAAAACCTTGCATTTTCAATAACTTCATTTTCAGATTGAACTGCAACCCCCGAAGGGAAAGTTAATTCCACTTCGAAGAGGTTAGGTCTTGCTCCACCACCTTTTAATTTGCTTTTAAAATCACTGATGGTTCTTAATGGTAAAGTATTTACTTGTTGACGATTTGCCATTGTTTCTTAAACCTCTGAATTAAACGTTACCGATAACTTCTTCAAATGAAACACCAGTTCTGGTGGCAACAAACGTAAGACCAATGAAGTTGATAGATCTTGCGGGTTTGATATAGATATCTGCCACAAACTCATTATTATCTATAACTGCAGCAGTGTTATTTGTCTCATCGCAAACAACAACAAAGTCAAAAATACCTCTCTTTGCTTGAACATCACGAAGGAAAGGTTCTACAATATTTACAAAGTTTGTTCTTGTAATTTCGTCATTGAACTCAAAGAGTTGATCCTTGGCAGCAGCAGAAATTGCATCTTCCAAATAGATAAACAATCTACGAACATTGATACGATCAAATGCTGATGATTTGCCATATCCGGTTTTATCACCAAAGAGAATAATGCCTGAACCAGGTGAGAAGATAACTGGATTAATTCTACTGGAATATAATCTATCTCTCTGTGCTTTATTAGGTGTATATGCAAGTTTAATTGCGTTCAGAATTCCTCCTCTATTTGTTCCAGCAGGTGAGAACCAGGGGAAGTTATTTGCATCATTTCTTGCACAAAGACCTGCAATATCTCCATTCAGAGGAACATATCTAAAGGTGTTTGCAAATCTATCAAACATATACTTATATCCACTATCAAAAATTGCATAAGTGGATGAAGTAATGGGAGCATAGAAACTGAGAACATTCTCAGTAATATCTGCATCAGATTTAATAGTTACTTCCCTATCAGTTGGGTTATCAGCAATCGCAGCAGCTCTATATGGTGAGATAAATGCGATTGCATCTTGTCTTTCCTCGGCAACTGCAATACATTTATTTGCAAGTGCTTGTGCTTCTTCTTTACCATATCCAGCAGATCCCATTAGAATGAAATCTACATCATACTTCTCAGTATTTTCAAATAATCCATATCCAGTTACTAATCCATCTAAACCAGAAGTTAGAGCACCAGATGTAGAAAGTTCAGTCTTACCTCCATAGCTTGCACCTTTTTCAAACTTCCCATTATAATTTCCAGTTGCTGCAAAAATAATACCTTCTGCATTTTGATCCCAACCTACATCACTTGCTGGAGTATATCCAGAACTAAATCCTGTGGTTACGATACCTACAGGTGCTGATCCACCAAAGATGTATTGTGAACCAACTTCAATATACTTTCTCCAGTATGAAGGAGAACCTAAAGAATACTCTGCATCTTTTGCTTTTGATAATCCAAGATGCTTCTCAAGAATTGTTCCAGAGTTTCCGGTAACTGTCCCTTCACCATCAACAACTACAACATGAACTTCATCAAATCTAGATCCTCTTGCTGCTGCATACTCCGAAGTTCCTGGACGATCTGCAATTTCATTCCACTTAATTTTAGATGATGAAGTTAATGTAAGTTCTTGTTGATCAAACCAGTCAATAGCTGCCGTTGGAGTCTGTACTGATGATTCTCCATCAAGAAATGTGGTAACAGATACAAACTCAGATCCAACTTTTAAGAATCCACCAGCATTAACTCTATCAGTTCCAAGACCGGATGCAGTTGTTGTTAATCCAACATTTGTTGAAGTCTGAGTAATGTCTGAAGTAAGAGTTGCAATACCGGCAGTTTTTGTTACAAATTTAACTGAGGCACCATCAGAGTGCTCCGCAGCAGATGTTCCTTCCTGACCTCTAGTTACCCCAGTGATTTGACCAACACCAATAGAAGCACCACTGAGAGAAATAATTTCATTTCCAATAACTAAAAACTTCCCTGATCCTACTTCTAAATTTGCGGTAGCAATACCAACAGTTGTAGAACCACTGAGTAAAGGAGTTCCACCAACCTGATCGAGAGTTGGTGTTGATTCTAGAAAATATGCATCTATAGAGTCTCCAGAAGATGCTGTTGCAGCAGTGCTACCTAATGCTCCTCTAGTAACATTTGCTGATGTTGATCCTGCACCGGCTCCAACAAAAGTAGTTACCTCTCCAGCAGAAAATGCGTAATTTCCACTATATTGATAATCTGTAGATGTTTCAGTTCCAGCAGAAGATACATGAGATACAAATTTTACATCAATAGTACCATCACCAACTCCTGTAATAATTCCTTTAAAGTATCCATCTAAGGTAGATGTATTTCCTGCTCCTGCAATGACTGTTCCTGCAGGAACAGATTGAGAAACTCCAAGACCAACAGATAATCCAGTAGTAGAACCAACACTAAGTATTTGATCTGCCTTAGCATCAATAATACCAACTCTCAATCCATTTGCCCATAAACCAGGATTTCTTGCGGCAACTACTACATCAGTAATCGTATTTTCATCATATCCAAGTTCTTCATAATGATCTAAACTTTTGATTTTAATGCTAGCAGCAGCACCAACCATTGCATTTATAAGACCATCATCATCTGCTCTTACAACACTAAGTGATCCACCATATGCTAAGAAAGAAGAAGCAGTGAGCCAGTGCTCATAGTGCTTATCTGTTCCATATGGTCTTCCAAAGACTTCTAATAAGTCCTTTTCGCTCCCGACTATTGTAGGAACTTCTACAGGACCTTGTGCGAAAGGTGAAACAATCGCACCAATACTAGCAGAAGTTGGATCAACTCTGCCTACAGTTAGGTCTACTTCCCTTACTACAATACCAGGAGATGCTAAATTTAGTGGCATCTTGTTTTTCCCTCGCAGCCAAATTTATCTAAAAATATTTATGAAAAGGGGTATTTCTAATGGGGAAACAATGCGTGAATATTTACCAATCAGGATATTCCCATTTTGATTGGATTTTCTTTTTGGACTTAATTCTTTTTATAGTACATTCTTTACATTCGTAAGAATATGATGATGGCAAAGTTTTTCTTCCTTTTCTTGTCATATAGTAATCTTCTATTAGATTTTTAACCTTCCCACAAACTCTACACTTGCGGTCAAAAAATAACAAATGTTCTAGTTCTATCTCATCATCAAAAGACATTACATATAATCCCACATATATGAACGATCTCCATACTCATCAGTATGCCATCTATCCCCATTCGCATCTACAAAACTTTCTCCACTATCTAAACCATCGGAAATAAATCCAAAAGGTGCCATGTCCTGCTCAATCTGATTTTTTTGTTCTTCATAAATTCTTTTTCGGACATCATTTTCTGTCATCTCCTTAAAATAATCTTGTGCAACTAACCAAGAGAATATTACAAGACACATTGCAAGGTCATCATTGCATCCTTCTTCTGCTTCAAACGAATTTCCTTTTTGAGCAAAAGTTGTCAACTCTGATATGATTTCATAGTCGGATGCAATTAATTTATCGTCCTCAATAAGTGTCTTTAAATTGGAACATCCCAATTTTTTAACAGAAGATGTTGTCCTAACTCCAAGTTGAGATTTCTTTCCACTAAATCCAGATCCAACAACTTGTCCATTTCTTCCCCTCATAGCACACATAAGAATATTTTCATATTCCAAATCATACTGAAGAATACTTGCCACTTGATCTCCAATATCATTCACCTCAATCAATAACCAAGATTGATTATATGCCTTTGCTACATCCAAAATAATATTTGGAAATAACATTGGTTTAACTTCATTATTGCGATATTTGCCTACAACTTTATAAGGAAATTCTGTAATATCAAAAATAATAAATGCAGAATAATCATTACCCAATCCACGAGCAACGTCTACAGTAATCAGATAATTGTGCTCTTGTTTTGGTTCTTCGTAAATATCCAACCCTGCATTCTTTTTAATAGGATCTTCATAAACCAACATCTTAAGTTTTGCTGGATTAATGAGAGTATTGACCGATCCTAAGAACTCACAATTGTGTGATACTAAATTATTTGAATAATAAAGATTATCTTCACCAACATCAAGTAAATCATAAAGATATATTCCCTCTTCTACTATTTCATTATATACTACTTTTTTCCCCTGCAGCAAATCATCAACTTTGATTGTTGATGCTTTAATTTTTTCTTTTCCAAAAGAATGATTATCGGAACACTTTATTTCCGATCCATCATCAAATATTATCCAATGATAAAAAGGTTTATAAACTTTTTGAATTCCTGAAAAAGATTTAAATCCATCGGGAGTTTTTACTTCAATATTTTTATTAAGTTTAAACATTTTTCCAACACTCGTTTAGAACAATCTTTTTCATTCCTTGAGGTGTTAAATCATATTCTTTGGCATATTTTTTACAAAATGCCTGAACATACGACATTTTTTTACCATTTTTCATAATCATTCCAACATTTTGCAAATCTGGTTTTTCATTATATAGTTTTCTTATTTCTCTTATCTCATCATCATTAATTTTTCTACTAAAAACTCTACCTTTTCTGGACATACTCATTTTCTCTATTGTTTCTTCCGAAAAGCAATTTTTTATACCCTTATTCCAAGGAATATTACCTTTCTTAACTCCCCCAATACCCATTCTTTCATAATTATCGAATCCTTCCCCACCTGTGGACTTGTTCCATCCATTTTTAAAAGTATCAAATTTTTCTATGTAAAAGATTTCTTTTTCCTTTGCTTTTTCTGGAAGATTTATTTGCTCGTTTATTTCAAAAGTATGTGGTGGTTTATTTCTTTTATGTTCTCTTTTTCTAGCATTTAAGTTTTGAGTTTGTCCAACATATTTAACTTTGCCGTTTGAATCTTTAAGAAAGTAAATATAATACATTTTTATTATTATTATTTATAATCCAAAAAACTCACAATCGTTGATACAAATCCTCCATAGAAATTTTTTGAGGAATGCCATCTATATCTAAAATTTCAATTGTCGTATCACCACTTAAACATTCAAACTCAACTTTAAACTGTTGCTCAGAAGTGTTTGCAATCGTTTGCTCCTTCCAAACAATATCTCTACCAGGAACTTCAGACCAATGTACTTCTGTTGGAATATATTCATTCTTACCTTTTTCTGCATCATGCCACATACGGTAGAAGTGGTTCATACCATGAGGGGTAGATACAATAATTACTTTTGTGTTTTTGCCAGAAGTAATAGTAGGATAAACAGATGCAAAGAACGAGTCTGCAACATGGTTTGGTACGAAAGCGAATTCGTCGAGGAAGAGGATATTAAACGACATGCCTCGGACAGCACTCGCAGATGTAGAAGCTGCCAATATCTTACTGCCATTTTCTAATTCGATTGAACCTTTATTCCAGGATATAATACCCTGCTGCATCCATTTAGGCAAGTTTTCATAGGCAGTTGCTAATCTTCCTAATAACTCTCTTGCAGTTGCTGCCTTGTTTGCCAGAATGCCAATATTAACACTATCATTAAAAATAAGATAGTGAAGAAGATAAGATACGACAGTTGTAGATTTGCCCGTCTGTCTTGGCATCTTACAGATATTGAATCTATTATTATGGAAATTTTGAATTAATTTTTGTTGAAAGTGATATGGACTAAACTGAGTTAATCCTTCATCAAGAGAAACAATCTTCACATAATTTTTTGCAAAATATATTGGATCTTCTCTACATTTAATGAATTCAATAACTTGCTCTTCAGTAAACTGAATAGAAGTATTTGCCTTTTTTAATAATGGATTACCAAGATAAACTTCACTCATAATAAAACCTCCAATTAATAATTACCTACTGATTTCTTCCCAGTCTAATGATGCGAAAACATCAGCACCCGCAGTATCTGATGCAACCACCAGTGTCAATTCATAAGGAGTTCCAG